CGAGGATCTCGTCGACCTCGCGCGACGAGACCTTCTGCGCCGTCGCGTTGACGCCGACGTAGACGCCCGGCGCCTCGTTGCGCCCGCCGCCGAGGAACGCCATCGCCTCCTGGTAGATGCAGCAGGCGTGCGTACCGACGCAGCCCTTCATGATCTGCGCGCCCTCGATGCGTTGGAAGGGGAAGCCTACGCCGCCGACGTTGTCGAAGACCTCGATCGTGTAGCGGTTGAGGACGCCGACCTCGTTGCGCACCTTCAGCAGCGCGACGACGGCGTCCGGGTCTGCTTCGCTCGAAGCGTACTTCAGCGGGTTCACCGCGAGCGGGTCATTGAGCTCGGTGACGACGAGGAACTCGCCGTCCGTCGTGAAAAAGTAGCCGTCGACCCAGACGACATCCACAACCGTTCCGAGGTCGGGGTCGACGTTCTGCACGAGCGTCGTGCCGTTCGAGTAGAAAAGATTCCCACACGAGGCGATGCACATCTGGTCGAAGCTGTAGTCGAACGTGACGGGCTTCCCGTCGTCGCCGACGTTGCCGATCGTCGTCACATTGCCGAGCGGGTCGATCCGCACGAGGAACGGACCCATGACGCGGTAGAGCGCGCCGTTCCAGTTGATGCCGCCGCGCCCGATGCCGGGGCCGAGGACGCCGAGCGAGACGAGGCCGTCGGCGGGGCGCAGGTACGCCTCCGAGATGCCCGTGGCCATCGGCACGGGCACCATGTTCACTGGGTACGCCGTGCGGAAGTCGGGCGAGCCGTTTGCGTAGATGCCGGAGAGGATGGGGATCGCGGGCATGTTATTTCCACTTCACGGAGTCGCTCCACCACGCGGCGCTCATCTTGCCCTTCGCGATGTTCTTGGCGTGTCGCGCCTTGAACGACGCGCGCCGCTTCGCGTCGGCCTCCGATTCGCCCTTCCTCGGAGGAGAGCCCGAGACGCCTTGCTGCCCGAAGCGAATGAGCTTCTCCTTGCCGCCCTCGCACGCCTCCACGACGTGCGACTTCTTCGGGTGGCCCGGAGTACGCTTCGGGACGTTGCACTTCATCTCGGACTTCTTCGCGGGCATAGCTACTCGTTCGAGGGTGCGGGGGCGACGGGCGCGGAGACTTCCGCCGGCACCTGCTCCGCCACGAGGCCGAGCTTGGGACCGAGGGGCGTCAACGCCTCGTGAATGAGCGCGCTCTCGTGGATCTCGTACGCGCCGCGCGCCTGCACGAGCACCTGGGCGGCCTGGGATTCGGAGAGGGCCATCAGACGTTTCCTTCCGTGTAAACGATGGGCTCGTAGGGCGCATCGGCGGGCGGGGCGGGCGGGGCGTCGGGCACGATCTCGACGATGGTCAGGCCGAGCTGCGCGGCGGTGTAGGTGTAGAGGTAATCGTCGTCGGTGCCCCACGCGGCGTAGGCGTCGCCCGTGAGGTTGATCGTGCCGGTCGTGAGGTTCGCGCGCTCGGCGCTCTGGAGCCACCACTGGTAGCTCGCAGACGCGCCCGGCTGCACGTTGACGTTGTTGATGAAGAGCACGGTGGCCGTGGACGGAAAGACGGAAACGGGTTCGATGGTGGCGAACATGGGGGCCTCAGTTGGTGGCGTAGACGAAGGTGATCACGTAGTTACCGCTTGCGGCAATGGATACGCCGGTCGTGGTGGCGGTCGTTCCAGACTGGAGCCGGAGAATCGCCTTCACGCCGCCGCCTTCTTCGATGATGATCGAAGAACGATAGGTGCCGGAACCAGCGGTCTTTGCCGCGAACGGAAGCCCGCTCAGCGAAAGGTTACCGGTGCCAGTGTGCCCGGAAAAGACCACGGTCGCGGTGCAGAAAATGAGGTTTCCCCATCGCGTATAGAAGCCCTCTTGCACGCTGTACGTTGCGGTGCCTGCCGTGGTCCCTCCAAAGATTACCGGCGTCCACGAGTTTGAGGCGTAGTTCTCCTGGTAGCAATCCAGCGTCTGCGTGTCCGCGTTGCCCGGCGTCGCGGGGAGTTTGAGGCCCTGGCCCGTGCCCGACGCCTGAATCACCGCGTTGGTAGTGGCGCTGTTCAGGATGAAGTTTCCCGACGAGTCGATGCGGGCGCGTTCGGTATTGGCGCCCGCGCCGTCGGTGCGAGTGGCGAACGCGAGATATCCGCCGTACTGTCCGCTCGTGCCGTTCTCTTTGCGGCCGCTGATCTGCGCCCAATGCGTCGTATTGGACGCGTCATAGATGCCGCCAAACGCGATCGAGCCGCCCTTGTCTGCGCCTTGCGCGTCGTTGGAGCGTACGGAAAGCAGGCCCCACGCGAGCTGGTTAACGCTGGTCCCCGCGACGTCAGCGCGACCAACCGGCGCCGGCGTGCCGATGCCGACGTTGAGCGTCCCTTGCTGCACAATCATGGCGTCGGCGTTGCCAGCGCGGATCTTGAGGTCGTGCGCGGTAAGCGTGCCGACTACTGCATTTCCGTCCGCGCCCATGAAGACGGTGCGGGTGCCGTCGCTTGCGGCGAAGTAGCTGTTTACGCCGTTGACTAGGCGCACACCGTCCAACGACGCGCCTGCGTAGCTGCCGCTTCCCACCGTGATGCGGCTGGTGCCCGTCTGCGTGATGATCGAATCCCCCAGCGTCGTCGGCCCGGTCCAGCGGGGGATCGTGTTCGTGGTGCCGGTGCCGCCGACTGGAGTGCCGCCGCCAGTAGGCCCTTGGAGTGCTCGGAGCGCCATCAGAAGCCCTCGCCGGGGATGATGTGAAGGGAGCCGCCCGCCGCGCTGCTGATGTGCGCGATGAACTGGTGCGCCCGGTTCTTCGTCACGACGATCTTCATGCCGGGGAGGATCGTGTAGTCTGCATTGAGCGACGCGGTGACGGCGTTCGTGTCGCCGAAGGAAACGGAGACGCGCGTCGCGCCGAGGTTCGTGAGCTCGACGGCGTTCGAGTTGTTCGGGAAGGCCGTCGTTGTGCTTGCGACGCCGGGCGAGAGGAGGAGCCCGTTGCCGAAAGCGGGCGCGAAGGCTTGCAGGTAGTAGCTCATGGGGAGGCTCCGTTAGATGGTATACGTCGCGGTGAAGAGCGACCGCGAAGAGGCGATGAAGTTCGCGTTGCTCGAGAGCGTGACGATCTTCCCGACGCCCGGCGTGTCGTCGAGCACGACGAGACCGACGCCAGGGAAGCTCGCGTTCGCGGGGCCGCTTGCGTTCGCGTTCGCGCCCGACCACGGGAAGAGCGACGCAGGAAGGCCGGTCCAGTAAGACCCGCCGCCGGCGAACGCGAGGCTCGAGAGCGCCTGCGGCTCGACGAGGATCTCGACGATGACCTGACGGCCTGTGCGCGTCCATCGACCCGTGTAGTTTACGGTGCCGACCACGACGCCGCCGACGAGGACCGGCGTCCACGAGCCCTGCGCGTATGTGCCCGAGCTCTGGCCCTGCACCGACCACCACGCGTTCGAGAGCCTGTCGAAGCGCAGCGCGAAGGACGCGTTCGCAGAGATGAAGCTGGGGGCGCCGTTGACCGCCGTCGCGCCGTTGAGCGACACCGCGAGCGCGGCGATGTCCTGCGACGAGTAGACGAGGAGCTCGAGCCCGTCGGGGATGCTCGCCGCAGCCGGAAGGACGATGGTCCCCGCCGCGAAGGCGGTCGTCGGCGTGAGGAGAAGCCACGTCGGTTGCGTCGTGCTCGCGATGCTCACGACGAAGCCGTTCACGTTCGGCGAGGCGTACTGCGTGACGTAGTCCGGCGACGCGAACGCCGTCTCGAAGTAGTCGACGAGCGCCGTCAGCGACGCCTTGCGCGCGTCGCCGTTCGATGCGGAGTACACGGGGATTTGATCCGCTCCCGTGAGCGTCTGAATCTGCGCAAGCTGGTTGATCGTCGGCATCGTGTCCTCACTCGAAATCGAACGGGCCGTCTTGCCCGGTCAGCAGCGGCTCGACGGGGTGCGGCATGTAGGGGTCGCCCTGCGTCGACCAGGGCTTGTTGCCCGCGCCCACCGGGAGCGTGCCAGGGTAGCGCATCGGCGTCGGGGCCGCAGCGCGGACGAGGATCGTGTTGAGCGCCCCGCGCGCGGTCGTCATCGTGCCCGGAAGCACCTGCTTCCCGTAGCTCGGCGCGATCCTCACCGCGAGGTTCGTGATGACGGCCTCGTTCGCACGGTCGGGGACACCCGACGGCGCGTCGAGGTCGGAGAACTGAGGCGAGCCGGGGAGCGGGTAGCCGAGACGGAGGCCGCGCTCGTTCCACTCGGCCATCATCGCGTCGAGGCGGCGAAGCGCGGTCGCGAGTTCCTGCGCCGTCAGGTTGAAGACGTAGTCGGCGAGGCCGATCTCCGTGAACGCCGCTTCGAGGAACTGACGCTTCGAGTAGCCCATCGCTCAGTCACCCTTGCCTTCGAGAGCCTTCGTCAGTTCGACCATGAGGCGACGATCGCCCCAGCGCTTGTCGACCTTCACGCCGAGCTCTTCGGCCTTCGCCTCGAGCTCCTCGCGCGTCGGCGGCGACTCGTCAACGGAGCTCACGTCTTCCGCGGCCTCAGGAGCAGCGGCGACGGGCTCGGCAGGCTTCGGCGCGACGCCTGAACGGTCGAGCGTGTAGCCGTGGCGGAGTCGATGCTCGAGCGTCGCGCGCTCAAAGACGCGCTCGGAGATGACGCGCCCGTTTGCCTTGCGGAAGACGTAGACGGAGATTTCACCGATCACTTTGCCGCCTTCTTCGCCTTGCGAGCGACGTTGATCGCGATGGCGACGGCCTGCTTCTGCGGCTTGCCCGCCTTCATCTC